GATGGTACTTTTAAAGAAACTGAAAAAGTTGGTTTTAAAACAATAGGTGAAGCAATTGATGAGGGTGAAGAAGATAGTGCTATTTTTGGTGAGAATGGAGTTGATAAATTCCCAGATAAGTTAGAACTAACAATTGAACGAAATAGAATATCACCTATTGTTGAAAGGGATGAAAAAATAACACTTTTAAAACTTGGTATAGAAACAACAAAGGATACGATTAATCAACTTACTATTGGTAATGAAAGTGAAGATGATTATGCACCTTTAATTTTTAAAGCAGTTGGTGGGGATTCTATTCAATTTAGAGCAACTATTGATGGATTAACTGAAACATTTTCTCCATCGTGGGATAGTAATAAGTTTGCAGGTAATCCATTCAGTTATCATACATATACTGGTATTGAACGAAGTGTTGGTTTTAATTTTAAAATATTTTCATTAAATTTAGATGAGCATAAAATAGCATGGGATAAATTAAATGAATTAACTGGATTAGTTTATCCATTAGGATATAATTCAAATTCATCAATAAAACCACCATTCCTTCAATTTACATTAGGTGATTTATATAAAAAGAAATATTCGTTTTTAGATTCGTTATCATACACATTTGATGATACTACTCCTTGGGAAATTGATGAAAAGGGATATAGGTTACCTACAATGATAAGTGTATCAGTAGGATTGAAATTTTTGGAAAGTAGAGGAAATACTTCTGGTAAAAAATTCTATTCTTTAAAACCAACAACAGCTTAATCGATGGCAAGTAGATATAAATTTAACAAACAAAAAAATACTAATGATGGTAGAAGAGTCTATCGTTCTAAGGTATTTCCTATGATTCCATTAAGAGATGATGATATATATGTTGCATCTGAGACTGGTGATAGGTTGGATACATTGGCATATCAATATTATGATGATGCATCTCTTTGGTGGATTATAGCATCTGCTAATAATATACATAATGCTCCTTTTGGATTGACCGATGGAACAATATTAAGAATCCCTCAAAACTATATAGAAATATTATCAAATTTTAATCAATAAGTTATGTCTGCATTTCCAAACTTTACACAAGTACCTGATTATGTAACTTCACGTATTTCAGAAAGATTGGGTAATCCAATAAAAGTTTCTAGTCTAAATTCTTGGATAAAGGTTTCTTCAGCTGCGGGTACTGGATTATCACTTTTATCTAATCCAGACCATTCTTTATTTAGAGCTGCTGGTGGAAATGAAGCTAGTATTTATGGTGATTCAAAAACATCTGGTGTTATTGGTACTACTTGGAGTGGTGCTGCTGTTTATGCAAATGTTGGACAAGGATTTAAACCATCTCCTGTTATTACTTCAATCGAAGTTGATGAAGGTGAGGGAGATTTATCCAGAAAGGCAAGTTTTTCAATAACTGCTTTTACTAAAGAGCAAATGGAAAAGCTAATTGAGTATTTTCTTGAACCCGGTTTTAGTGTATTTTTAGAATGGGGATGGAATACTGCAGATTCTGTTGGTGCATATCAATCTAACTTATCTGGTGATTATGTAGCGGGGTTTCAATCATTTACAAAAACATTACAAAAACGAGAAGCTGGTGGTGGTGAATATGATAATTACTTAGGGTTCATCACAGGTGGCGGAGTTTCTCAGAATGGTGATAAGTGGACAATAAATGTACAACTTACTGGATTTACAGAACTACCTGGATATATGACCTCAACTGAAAATGCAGAAGATGAAATAACAATTGAGGGAAAATCTGATGTAAAAATCCAACCAACAGAACCATTTGGAGCTAATTTTATTGAGGATGCTGGTAAAGATGGTCAATTGGGTAAGGAAAGATTCATGCGTATGTTCAATGAGTTGCCTGATAGTAGAAAAACACCAAGAGTACAAGAATTAATAAAAACATTATCTAAAGTTGAAAATTTTATAAATTGGGATGATGATGTATCGGAACAAATTAATGGTGATACTGATGGATCTTGGTATGGTGGAGAAGCAACTGCTGATGTGGGTGGTGTTGAAATAGATTTACCAAATGGTACTGAGTTAGTTTCAGAAAATAGATTTGTACGTTTTGGGGCAATGATGGATATATTCTTTGCATTGGGTTCTAATGGATTCAAATTATCTAATGGTGAAACTATAAAGTTTAGAGTAAATACTGAGAAAACATATTGTTTAGCATTTGACCATGTATACAGTTTAGACCCTACAATATTATTTATACCAAATCCAAACACACCTAAATTCAAAGTAGGTGATGATAGTAATGGATTAGATGTAAATGAAATATCTGATAATAGTGAAGGGTTGAACGGAGTAGTATTTCCAAAACAAACTGATTTATCAGAAACGGGTAAACTTGGTGATAAAATATCACAAAAAGCAAAGTTTTATGGTAGATTGGATGATTTATACATAAATTTTGATTTTGTTAAAGGTATAATGGAAACAAAAAACATTACAACAAAGGATGCACTTTATCAAATACTTAATGGTATGTCATCTGCTGTAAATGGTTTATGGGATTTTCAAATAGTGGAAAAGCAATTCGAATCAAATGTATCCGAATTATCTGTGGTGGATTTAAATTTTATATCAAGTGCTGATGGTGCTATTAGTTTAAACCTAAATACAATTGGTGAACAATCCATAATGATTGATTCATCATTAGATCTTGGTATTTCAGGAGCTAAAATGGACCAAATAATTGGACAACGTTTACAGGCTAGTTTAAATGGACAGGGGAAATCAGTACCATCCGGATTGTTTAGTGGTAAGAAGGATATGGTGTTAACTAAAATGGATAAAAAGACAGAGGCTGAAAAGCAGATAACATCGGCCGCTTCAGATAAAGCAGATGTTAAAAAACAGGAAGCTCTTGATATCTTATTAGGAAAATTATTTTTATATCCAAAGGTACAATATAAAGATGCATCTGAAGTAAAGAAAAAACCATTATATGATATATGTTATGTTGGTGCTTACAAAGATGTTGAAACATTTTCAAAAATTAAGAAAAACGAATTAAGTGGTATAATTGGAACTAGTGCACTAATGCCGATTAAATTTACATTTAAAATACATGGTATTAGTGGTATAAAACGAGGTGATATGTTTAAAATTAAAGGTTTACCTTATATGTATGAGAGACCTGGTTCATTTTTTCAAACACTATCTGTTAAACATTCGATTGATGGTATGATATGGACAACTGAAGTAACTGGTGGATTTAGACCATCTAATGGTTAATTAAATTATAATATGATGAGCAAAGATAATTATAATAGTATTAAGAAGTTACCATCAGCATTGGTGGAGTTAAAAATAATAACATATATACCAAAGCCAACTGAAGGTGATTATAAGTCTGGTTATATAACTAGATTTTTTATTCAAAAGGTAAATGATATAAGTTCTCCTATATACGAAATTAAAGCAAACTTTTCTTCTAGAATAGAAAGTAAAGCTTATTATGTATTGGCTGTTTTGGATTGGAGAATAACGGGAACGCCTGAAGAAATAAAGAAATCAAACTCTGCATCTATACGATTGGCATCGGTTGATATTCCTAAAATTGGATTATACTTACCTAACCTCTTACAATTTCATAAGAAATAATTTTGTAAATCAATATATTTTTCGTATATTTGGTATCAAACTAACAATTAGATGAAAGTTACCATAGTAGTAAGAACATTCAAAAGACCCGAATTCTTAAAACAAGCATTATCATCAATACAACTACAAACGTATGATGATTGGGAAGTTATATTGTTCGATGATAGTGGGTCTACTGATAATCTAAGTATCTATAATAACTTTAAATCTAAAAATCCAACAAAACGAATACTTTACATTACATCAGCTACTCCATATGATATGTTTAAGGATTCTTGGAATATCGCACCTAAATTATCAAAGGGTGAATTGATTGTAAGATTGGATGATGATGATTTACTAAGAGAGGATTCGCTTGATTTTATAGTTCGTACTTACACAAATAACCCAACTTTAGATTTTAGTTATGGTTCAGCTACATTTTTTGAAGATGATATGTTAAGAAGTAAGATTACAACACAAACACCAATAGAAGCTCCAAAAACAGTTGATATATGGGAAGGGTATTTATACGAACACCCATATAACTTACCTTGGAGATTCAAACACAATCATTATGATGAACCACAATATCATAGTTCTATAATTCATTGTTCTAAGGCTAATCATATGTGTGTATATCACACTTATGTTATGAGAGTATCATCATTATTGAAAGTTATTGATAAAATGGAAATAACATCCAACTTTGTTGATGATTTAGAAGCTATGGGTATTATGGATTATTTGGGGTTATCTCACACTTCTATAAAAAAGACATTAACCTATGCTAGAATCCACAATAATGGTAGAGTTACTGATAAGGCGGGTAATGGTGAGGATACGTTGTGGAACAACATACTTAGAATCAGAGATGATGTTGAATACCATAGAACTGATGGATTTCAATCTAATATCCACACAAATGTTATAGATGGTGATGTTAATGATAATGTAACCGATGAACATAGACAGAGATTTAGTGAATTTCTTAGTAAAATAAAAAATACTTCAAAAACATTGGGATAATCCAAATATTTTTCGTATATTTGTACAATGGTTATAGTTGAATCGCAAAGTGAAGTAAATGAGTTCCTACAAATGTGGGATACAACTCCATCTACAATAATTCCTATTTGGAGTGATTTGGATAAGCATCCAATGAATAATGAACTTTCTTTTTTATTCGTAAAGATGGGAAATACCGACTTTATCCTTATATATAACCATATTGATGGGAAATCCCATCAATTAGACCTTTCTAAATCTACACAACCAAAATGGGTATGGAATAAAAAAGGTTTGTTGCAAATGGATATGGGTATTCAAAATACAATTGATATATCTACATACACATTCTTCGAAACAAATAAAATTATACCCGATGAGGTACAAAACCAATCGTTTATCTCACATTATACCCGAATGGGTATAAGAGATAATTTAGGTAAGATAGCACCTTTAATGAAATGGGGTGAGTTCCTAACAACATTTGTGAATAATCTCAATCTTCCCTCTAAATATGAAAGTTGGGTTGATAAAACGATGATTCCCCTCCTCTCAGATATCGAACGATATGGGATTAATGTCGATGAGAAAAAATTTATTGATAGATTTCCACAAGCTACTAAACAGCTAATCAATACAACCCTTTATACCCAATACAACCCATATACCATTACATCCCGTCCTTCCAATAGGTTTGGTGGAATCAACTTTGGAGCTTTGAACAAAAAAGATGGAACGAGAGAAGTATTCATACCAAAACAAAATCATATATTCTTACAAATGGATTTCGATGCATATCATCCCCGTATCATTGGTAAGTTAACTAATTACGATTTACCCAAAACATCCGTACACCAATGGTTAGCAGAACAATATGGATGTTCCTATGAAGAATCAAAGGGAATCACATTCCAACTACTTTATGGTGGTATACCTGATGAGTTTGATGAAATACCTTATTATAAGGGTGTTAGAGAGTTTATTGATAAATTGTGGTTAAAGAGTACTGAGAGTGGATATCTTCAAACACAATGTAGGAGAATACCCTTAGAGTGGATTGAGGGAAACAACCCACAAAAGTTATTTAATTATCTACTTCAAGCGACTGAAACTGAGTTGAATATGGAGAGACTAACGAAAATTTTAGAATACATCAAAGATACGGATGTAGAATTAACTTTATATTCATATGATGCATTCTTATTTTCATATCCAATTGAAGGTGGGGCAGAACATGCTAAGAATTTGAAAAAAATAGTTGAAGGTGGTGGGTTTCCTATCAAAGCTGATTGGGGAACGGATTATGGAAAACTTTAATATTTATAAGATATAGGGATTGAAAACATCAAATTATGAACAAAACCGAATTTATTGAAGAGCTAATATTAGAACTATCCTATCGTTCAGATGAGGGATATCCTATATTAAATAAATCTACACATATTACATTACTATCTGAGATATTAGATGAGTGGGGATATACTGAAATCAAAAACGAATTAATTGAAAATCTCTTAGAAGCAGATGATGAAACATTTACTGCTATAAATAAAGATAGTGGAGAAACTGCAGTATTCAAAACAAAGGATAGTAGAGATGCAGCTATTGAAAAGGGAACCCATGATAAGAAAGAAGATTCCGAAGAAGATGATTCTAAAGAAAAGAAAAAAGATATGTTTTCCCCAAATGCTGGATATGAAGCACCTGATTTAGATGATGAAGATGATACATTTAAAACAAAAAAATCAGAAACCAAACCTAAAGATACAACCCCAAAACCTGAGATTGAAAAGGTTAAAAAATTAGAACAAATTGATTCGGTAAACGAATTTAACACCAATCCAAAGTTTGCAGAAGATGGAGTAAGTGATGAGGATTTTAAATCCAATGAAAATATAGTTCCAACAACACAACAACTTGATTTTAATGGTGATGAGTATTTTGGTGAAAATAAAAAATTCCCTAAAAAATACGAAAAGCTTCTAAAAAGATTACTAAATACTAAAAAAAGTAAAGATATTTCAATTACCGATTTTACCGATGCAGCAGGGGGTGGTACTTTATCATCAACTGCAGGTGAAATCCTAACAACACTTGTTCTTGCAATCGATGATGATGAAAAAGCAAATGAGTTCTTAGATAAAGTTGCAGCACACGTTAAGGCAACTAAAAGTGAATCTATTTTTGATGCAGGGTGGATAAAATCAGCCCGCCAGGTTAGAGAAGCAACTAGACGTAGATACGATAGAATGTTTGGTGAGGGGAATTGGGAATTGGAAACCATGGCTTGGGATATCGAAGATGAAGTTCAAGGATTGGGATTGCAGGATTACAAAAAGAATAAAGGATTCTCCACCGATACTTATGCAAAGGTAAAGGTAAATGGTGAATCTAAACTCGATGAAATTTCACTAAAAAAGAGTAAAGCAGCAAACTTATTGAATACCACTACAAATAGAGTAGATGATATATTCTTTAAAGGTAGTGCAACTCAAGAAGAACTTGATGAAATGGAAAGTTTGGAAGTTGAGTATAATACCATTTCAGGTAAAAAAGATAAAGCATCAGTACAACGTAAAAAAGAAATTCTTAATGGTATTACTGAATTACATAATAAATACAACAAGGAAATTCCCGAAGATGCTCGAGTTGAGGTAACTAAAGAAAAGCAGGCTAAGATTCATACCGAAGGGTTAGAGAAAAACGGTCAAAGTATTCGAGAAGGATATCAGAAATACTCGAAATTATCTCAAGGAGAAAAAGATTCCTCGTTTAGAGAATTAGAACTAATGATGGGGCAAAATTTCTCACCAAAACAACGTAAACAATTTGAAGATGTGTTTGCTCAAATTACCCCACCAATTACAATTGCTCAATTAAAAGAGATAAACAAAACAGTTGGGTTAGGTACTGATAGTAGAAAGGTACAAAAAACTTCGGTGATGATTCATGGTATGTGTAAAATTCTCGGCAATCCTGCAGGGGAAACCTATGATAGGTTAGTTGATAATTCTCATACTCACGCTTCCGCCGTTGCAAAATCAATTCTTGAAAATGAAAATGCAAGAAAAGGGTTATTAAATTCAATTAGAGAAGATTTCCCATTAAAATCATTAATGACGGGTGAGGAAAATATGGCACTTGGTGATTTATCTGCTGACAAACAAACCCTATCAGAAGTTTTTGGTGTTTCTGATTTTAATGAATTACAGGAAAACTTAAAAGTTAGAGAAACTCCACCACCACCATCAATCGTTTATTCGGTAGAGGGTGAGGAACCTATACCAGTATCTATTATCAATACAAGACCAGATGGTATTGGATATGGTGGTACTTGGAAACTTGAAATGAAAGTTCATCCTGAATTTGCAAATAGAATCAAAGCTGCACAAAATAAATTAGAAGCATAGTAATTATCTCTTTGTAAAATTAGTTTATATTTATAACTGAATAAAGGGATTCCTCATTTTAGAGAAAAATATAAATATGAAAACACAATTATTGTGTACATTTACGACAAAGGCTGAGTTACAAAACACTCTACAAGAGATAAGGGAAACATATGTAATAGTTTATAACTACATTTACATACTTCAGAACAAAGCAAATTTGGATGAATTGTATATTACATACAATATTAATACGGAATATAGACCGAACGTACCAATGAGAGATACTATTTTAATTCATCGTAAAAAAGAATCAAATTCACTATATACAATCAATGCACTAAACCAACTTGTGAAAGAAGAAAATGGTGGAGTGTTGGATAAATCATTTATTATTGATTGGCAGAAGTTTAGAAATTCTATAATACTTACAAATACTGAAGGTACAAAGAAAATTCAAACTCGTATATTTGAAGTGATTGAGTTTAATCAAAAATAAAATGGAACAGTCAGTAGAAAAAAAAGTTGAAGAATATGTACGAACCAACTATAAAAATACGTACGGTAAATCAGAACAAATATTTGTAGAGGAGACTGATACAGTTTTTAGAATTACAAATCACATAGATGGTTCACCATTAATCTTAGGTAAAGGAATTTTAAATAAATAAAGACATGGCAAAATTTACAAGAGAGCAAATCGAAGAAGCATTAAATTGTAATGGGTATAAATACTTTACAAGTGATAAAGGATATGATGTTAACATTGTTGGTATCAGAAATTCTGATACACATGGTGAAGTAACAAATAGATTTGATGATACTTTAACAATATCTTACAAAGATTCAGATGGGAAGTGGATTTATAATGAATATAAAGCAACAACGGATCCTGGCTCACATTGGGAAAAGAACTTATTGAACAAAGATGGTGTAGCAATTCTAAAGCCAGGTCAATATAGAGGTTCTCATAAACTTGGATTACACCAAGGTAAATATGAGGCACTAAGACAACAAAAACCTGTTAAAGTTTATAGAGATAATAACAAAGATGGTAAATATGATATGATTGAAGAGAATGTACACGAAGGTATATTTGGAATCAATATTCATAAGGCTGGAAAGTTTGTAAATGGTTCAACTCAGATTGATAAATGGTCTGCAGGTTGTCAAGTATTCTCTAAGGAATCGGATTTCAATGAATTTATGGAAATTTGTAGGAAGGCTAGAGATATATGGGGAAACTCTTTCACATATACGTTGATAGAATCCAACGATATTGTATAACTACATAAAATTACAACAAATTAAAAAAGGGGGAAAGAAATTTCCTCCTTTATTTGTTTATATCAATTTTATTTCGTATATTTGTGTAACAAATGAAGAAAATAGACACTCTAAAAAGAAATTTCAAAATAAGTAAAAATAAATTTGGCAGTATCAATTTTATTTCGTATATTTGTATAATAAATGGATAAATACCCACTTAAAAGTGGATTTTTTGATATTTATATAAGGTGTAGGAAACACACCAAAATAAAACCATTAAATAAATAAAACTTTAAAATTTAAACAATTATGGCACTAGATTTAAGCGCAATCAGAGGTAGACTGAACAAACTACAAAACACTGGTAATTCTAAAAGTAATCTTTGGAAACCAACTCCTGGTAAACATCAAGTACGAATCGTACCTTACCTATTCAACAAAGAGAATCCATTCATCGAATTGTATTTTCACTACAACATCAACAACAAAACTTATTTATCTCCTTCTTCGTTTGGAAGACCAGACCCTATTGTAGAGTTTGCTGACAAACTAAAAAGAATGGGTGATAAAGAAGATTGGAAAGCAGCTAAGAAAATGGAACCGAAGTTAAGAACTTTTGTACCTGTATTAGTTAGAGGTGAAGAAGGTGAAGGAATCAAATTTTGGGGATTCGGTAAAACTGTTTATCAAGAAATCTTAGGATATATCGCAGATCCTGATTATGGTGATATTACTGAACCAACAACTGGTAGAGATATTACTATTGAATATACTTCAGCTGAAGATGCAGGAACTTCATATCCTGTAACTACAATTAGAGTAAAACCAACTCAAACTCCTATAACAAACGATGAAGCGCAAGTAAAACAATTGTTAGAAGGACAAACTAATATTACGGATATCTATTCAGAATTAACTTATGATGAATTGAAAGGTATTTTAGAAGGTTGGTTGAATCCATCTGCAGAAGGAGCACAAGAAAGTGCATCACAACAATCACTTTCAACTCCATCAACTCCATCAACTCCAGCAGCACCTGCTCCACAGGCAGCAGCACCTGTTGCAGAAGATAGAAAAAAGTTAGATGATGTAGCAAACGCATTTGACGATTTATTCAATTCATAATATAAAACTTAATGGCAAAAAAGACAAAAGAAGATGATTTGGCAAGTTTACTTGCTGAATCATTAAATAAACAGGCAAAAGACCAAAAAGTAGCATTCTTTTTGGATGGAGGAGATTCTCCTACTGATGTATCTGATTGGGTTTCAACTGGAGCATCTATGTTAGACGTTGCCATTTCGAATAGACCTTACGGTGGATTTCCCGTTGGTAGAATCGCCGAAATTACTGGATTAGAACAATCTGGAAAATCATTAGTATCAGCTCACCTCCTTGCAGAAACGCAGAAAAAGGGTGGTGTGGCTGTACTGATTGATACTGAGAACGCAGTAAGTAGAGAGTTCTTAGAAGTAATTGGTGTGGATGTATCTAAATTATTATATGTAGCAGCTGAGACAGTAGAACAATGTTTCGAATTTACTGAAACTATTATTGAAAAAGTGAGAGTAGCATCGAAAGATAAACTTGTAACAATCGTAGTAGATTCAGTAGCAGCAGCATCAACTGAAAAGGAGATGGATGCAGATTATGGTAAAGATGGATACGCAACTGATAAGGCAATCATCATTTCTAAAGCAATGCGTAAAATTACTAATTTAATTGGTAGACAGAAAATCACATTGGTTTTCACAAATCAGTTAAGACAGAAAATGAACGCAATGCCATTCTCTGACCCTTGGACTACATCTGGTGGTAAAGCTATCGCTTTTCACGCTTCAGTACGTTTAAGATTAAAAGGAATGGGAAGCATTAAGGCTAAAGTAAATGGTATTGATAGAATCGTAGGTATTAAAGTGAGAGCACAGGTTGTTAAAAACCGAATGGGACCACCACTTAGACATGCTGATTTTGAAGTAATGTTCGATAGAGGTATCGATAATTATGGAGCATGGTTAAAGGTTATGAAAGATGAAAAAATCGTAAAGCAAGGTGGTGCTTGGTACACTTATGTTGATACTGAAACTGGTGAGGAACATAAATTCCAATCCAAAGACTTTCCTGAGTTGTTGGAATCTAATAAAGAGTTGGAAGAGCAAATTTATGGTAAAATATGTGAAGCAACCATTAGAGAGTACAAAACAGCATCAGCGGATGTGGATAACTTAGTTGTAGATGACCAAGTTATCGGAGATTAATATTAAAAAAAATAAGTTATGAGCAAATTGACACAAATGTTAAGAACATCAGCAGAAGCTGATAAAGCAAAAGCACTTCTTACGTTAGAGTTGTTGGAAAATCATCCAGCCGGAATTGGTGACCACTCTACAAAAGATTTCTATGAAAACGCTGAAGAAGCTCTTCAGATGTTGATAGATTCTGATGATAGATTGGCGGCAATAGAAAAGTACCTATCTCCACAAAATGTGGGATTGGTTAATGGTAATGGTTACACAACAACAACAACATAATGAAGAAACTCTACAAAGATATCCTCAACGAAGTAAGTGAGGAGCACAAAACAAATCACCTTCGAGAAAGGAACAGTAGAGTTCTTATCATTGATGGATTAAACACCTTTATCCGTAGCTGGACTACCAACCCCACAATGAATGAGGATGGTGACCATACGGGTGGGGTGATTGGTTCACTCAAATCCATTGGATATCAGATAAGAGAATTCAATCCAACTCGTTGTATTGTAACCTTTGATGGTAAAGATGGTTCAAAGTCCCGAAAGAACATTCACGAAGGATATAAAGCTGGACGAGAGAAGAATCGATTTAGGGTAAATCGTACCTATGGTGAAATGATGAGTGAGGAAGATGAGAGGCTATCAATGAGACAGCAGTTTGTATGGTTAAATGATATATTAGATTATTTACCTGTATCTACTATGGTTTATGATGGTATCGAAGCTGATGATACTATTGCATATGTTACACAACATACTCAAAATGAGTTAGATGGTGAAGTTGTAATAGTTTCAACTGATAAAGATTTCTTACAATTGGTTTCTAAAAAGGTATTGGTATTCTCACCTACAAAAAAGAAACTTTACAATAGACAAATGGTATTTGATGAGTTTGGTATATGGCCTGAAAATCTTCTATTATATAGAACATTAGATGGTGATAAATCAGATAACATTCCAGGCATCAGAGGATGTGGTATCAAAACTCTTTTAAAGAGGTTTCCTGAACTTTCTGAGGATAGAACGATAACACATGAGGAGTTCTTTAAAATGTGTGAGGAGAAACAAGGTAAAATCAAATTATATGATGATATCTTAAAAGCAAAAGACCAACTTCTTATGAATAAGAGGTTAATGGAATTGGATGAACCTCACATTCCAACAAATAAGAAATTAAAAATATTAGATAGATTTGCTGAAGAGGATATCCAATTTAATAAATTAGATTTCCTTAAAGTTGGAAGTAAATACAAAGTTCTTCAGAATTGGAGAGATATTAATGATTGGTTACAATCAACATTCCACAACATTATTACAAAATAAATTAGGTTTATTCGCAAATTTATTGTATATTTGTGAAATCAAATTAGGTTATAGATGCAAAATATAGATACACTTTCTAAATACGGACAATCATTTCAAACAAAGGTTTTATCATCTTTAATTACTGATGTTCGTTTATTAGACACATTAAGTGAGATTATCCATCCAAAGTTTTTTGAAGCTGAATCCAATAAATGGATAGCGGAGGAGATTCAAAACTACCATGCTGAGTTTAAGAAATCACCAACACTTGATGTTTTTAAGGTTGAGGTTTCTAAATTGGAAGATAAAGGATTTCAAAAAAATGTAGTTGAACAACTTAAATCAGTATTTACACAAATTGGTGATACTGATTTGGAGTATGTTAAAAAAGAGTTTTCTTCATTTTGTATTAACCAAAATTTAAAACAAGCAATAGTTGAATCAATTGATTTACTTAAAGCTGGAAACTACGATAGAATCAAAGACTTGGTAGATAAAGCTATGAAGGTAGGAGTTGATTCCGATTTGGGACATGATTATCTATTAGATTTCGAAGAAAGAACAAATGAGATAGATAGAAATTCAGTTCCAACTGGTTGGGATTGTATTAATGAAGTAATGGATGGAGGTCTGGGGCCAGGTGAATTGGGAGTAGCAGTTGCACCATCTGGTGTTGGAAAGACTTGGGTACTATGTGCATTAGGAGCTGCAGCCGTAAAAGCTGGATTAAATGTTGTACATTATTCATTAGAACTTTCTGAACATTATGTTGGACAACGTTATGATACTGTTTTTACTCAAATTCCATCATCTGATGTGAAGGAAAAGAAAGAAACTGTATTGGAAAAGATATCGAGATTAAAAGGTAAACTTTTAATTAAGTACTATCCACCAAAGGGTATATCAGCTAAAAAGATTGAAGCTCACATTGAGAAGATGACTGCGGCTGGTAATAAACCCGATTTGATAATCGTTGATTACGCTGATTTGTTACTCTCACACACTAACAAATCCGATTCAACTTATGGTGAGCAAGGTGGTGTTTACATTGAATTGCGAGGTATAAGTGGTGAATTGGGTATTCCAATTTGGACAGCATCCCAAACGAATCGTTCAGCAATCGATTCTGAAGTTATTGAAGCTGATAAGATAGCAGATTCTTACGCTAAGGTAATGAACGCAGATTTTATTATGAGTATCAGTAGGAAAGCAAAAGATAAATTGAATAATACTGCTAGATTTCATATTATGAAAAACCGATTCGGACCTGATGGGATTACATTCCCATCTAAGATGGATACTAATACTGGATTCATTGAGGTTTATGATGGTAACTCATCTGATGGAATAATCACTCAGAAAGAATCAGCAAATGGGCAAGAAATGGAGAAACAACTACTACACAAAAAATATGTAGAAAACTTTGGTTAGTAGTTGTGAATCTATTAAATTACGATTAAGGTATTTTAACACCTGATTAATTTTGGGTAATCAAAATATCAAAAAGTAATTTATAAAAAAATACTATCAAAACATATTCAATTTTTGAATATATACGATAGTTATATTCACCCAACTCAAATAAGGGTTGGTAACTTTAATAATTTAAAAATAATAAAATTTATGGCAACATCACAAGAAGTGTTCGAACAAATACAAGAGTTATTTGTATCGTTTGAAGAAAATCACAATGGAACAACCAAAGCAGCTAAATCAAGAGCTCGTAAACATATTGGTGAAATCAAAAAATTGGTAACGGATTATAGAAAACTTTCAGTAGAAGAATCTAAATAAAACCAATTATGAGCAAATTATTTAAAGAAAGAATTCCTTACAAGCCATTCGAATATCCAGACTATTATACTGAGGGATGGTTGAAACAAGCACAAGCATTTTGGTTACATACTGAAATCCCAATGCAGGGTGATGTGAAGGATTGGAATGAACACCTTACAAAGGAGGAAAAAAACTTAGTTGGAAACATTCTTTTGGGATTTGCTCAAACTGAATGTGCAGTTTCTGATTATTGGACTACTATGGTTACCAATTGGTTTCCAAAGCATGAGATAAAGCAGATGGCAATGATGTTTGGTTCCCAAGAAACAATACATGCTACCGCATATTCATATTTAAATGAAACATTAGGGTTGGATGACTTTTCAGCATTTTTGCATGAACCTGCAATTGCTGAAAAGTTTGAACTCTTAACAGCAACATCTAACGATTGGAAACACACCGATTTAGAAGTAAACGCTGATGCTAGAAAAGAAGTAGGACGTTCTCTTGCTATTTTCTCAGCATTTAGTGAAGGAGTATCGCTATACTCTTCATTTGCCGTACTCTACTCATTCCAAATGAGAAATCTATTGAAAGGTATTGGACAACAAATGAAATGGAGTATAAGAGATGAATCTCTACATTCTAAGATGGGATGTCAGCTATTCAGAGAGATGTGTAATGAGTTTAGTGAACTTAAAGATGATAGTAAATCATCTATTGAGGAAGCTGCAAGACTCATTGTAGAATTGGAATCAAAATTCATTGATAAAATGTTTGAAATGGGTGAGTTAGAAAATCTATCATCATCTGATTTAAAAGAATTTATTAAAGCTAGAACTAATACAAAATTAGTTGAGTTAGGATACGAAAGTATTTTTGAATATGATAAAGATGCAGTTGAACGTTTAGATTGGTTCTACCAACTTTCTGGTGGAGTTACTCATACGGACTTCTTTGCTGTTAGACCTACGGATTACTCCAAAGCTGGAGAAGGTGAGGATTGGGATGATATGTTTTAATTAAACCTTGTTTTATCCAATTAAATTTCGTATATTTGTACTATGAAACCATTTACATATTTAAACGAATATTTAAAAACTGATATAGCACCCTCATCAACTCACGGTATAGGAACTTTTGCTCTTAGAGATTTAAAAGTTGGTGAGGATGTTTTTATCAGATGGAATGGAGAAACTAAAGTGTACATACTACCTAAAGATGAATTCAATACTTTAAGTGAATCATCGAAGTTTTTGATTTTAAAATCATATGAGAATAAAGAACAATATCCATACATTTGGTTTAGATTGTTCAAAGATTCTTATTTTAATTTATCAAATCCTTGGGCATATGTTAACACAAAAGAAAAAGAAGGTAATGTTGATTCTGTAACAAAGAAAGTAATAAAACCCATTAAACAAGGTGAAGAATTATTCGGAACCTATAACTTAAAAAACACAATATTAAAATGACATTCGATAAATTAATACATAATGTAAAGGATTGGGCTGATGCTAAAGATATCCTTAAATATGAAAACTCACCTAAGCAACTAATGAAGGTGATGGAAGAGTTGGGAGAAACCGCTGGAGCTATTGCTAAAAACAAAAAAACTGATGAAATTCAAGATGGAATCGGTGATACGTTCGTAACATTAATCATACTAGCATATCAGTTAAGATTAGACCCAACTAAATGTTTGGAGCATGCTTGGAATGAAATCAAAGATAGAACAGGTAATACTGTTAATGGGGTATTTGTAAAAGATGAAAACTAATATATAATGGCTAAGAATCACGGAGAAAGTTTAGGTTGGGAATTAGGAGTAGATTTCCCAGAGTGGGGTAACACCGATATATATGTAAAAACGATATCTAAAGGATATCTACTTGCTGGTGAAAAACCAAAAGATGCATATTGGAGAGTTGCAACAAAAGTTGCACAACGTTTAAATAAACCCCAATTGGCTAGTAAGTTTTTTGATTACATATGGAAAGGTTGGTTGAATTTAGCTTCACCAGTTCTTTCAAACACTGGAACCGATAGAGGTTTACCTATTTCTTGTTTCGGGATTGATGTAGCTGATTCCATTCATGATATTGGTTCTAAAAACTTAGAGTTAATGTTATTAGCTAAACATGGTGGTGGAGTTGGTATTGGTATCAACCAAATTAGACCAGCAGGAGCACCAATAACTGGAAATGGAACATCGGATGGTGTAATACCATTCGCTAAAATATACGATTCTACGATACTTGCTACAAATCAAGGTTCAGTAAGAAGAGGGGCAGCGTCTGTTAACCTTAATATCGAACATAAAGATTTTGAAGAGTGGTTAGAAATCAGAGAACCTAAAGGAGATGTAAATAGACAATCACTAAATCTACACCAAGCGGCAATTGTAGGTGATAAGTTTATGAGAAAACTTCAAGATGGTGAAACTGATGCTAGAAGAAAGTGGGGTAAATTACTTCAGAAACGTAAAGCAACTGGTGAACCTTATATTATGTACAAAGGCAATGTTAACAAACAAAATCCTGATATGTACAAAAATAATGGTTTGAAAGTTCATATGACAAACATATGTTCTGAGATTACCTTACATACCGATGAATCTCATTCTTTTGTATGTTGTTTAAGTTCATTAAACTTATCAAAGTATGATGAATGGAAAGATACTGATTTAGTTTATACAGCAACTTGGTTCTTAGATGGTGTTATGGAGGAATTTATCCAAAGAGCTAAAAACCTAAAAGGATTTGAAAACTCAGTACGTTCTGCGGAAAAGGGTAGAGCATTAGGATTAGGAGTATTAGGATGGCACACATATCTACAAAAGAATGGAATTCCATTTGAAGGTATGGCTGCACAATTTGAAACTCGTAAGATTTTCTCTCAGTTAAAAATTGAATCTGAAAGAGCTAGTAGAGATATGGCTGTTGAATTGGGTGAACCTTTATGGTGTAGAGATAGTGGGTTTAGAAATACTCACCTAAGAGCGATAGCACCAACTGTATCTAACTCTAAATTGAGTGGTGATGTATCAGCTGGTATTGAACCTTGGGCAGCTAACATATTTACTGAACAAACTGCTAAAGGTACATTTATTCGTAAGAATTCTGAATTAGAAAAAGTACTTAGAAAAGCTGGAATAAATAACAAAGATACTTGGGATAAGATTATGGCTGATGGTGGTTCAATCCAAGATATTAAAGAATTGGATAATTGGTGTTATTTAAATTCGAAAGTAGTTAAAGTATCTGATGTATCTGAGAATGATAGTGTGAAATCTTTTACTATTAAAAGTGTATTTAAAACATTTAAGGAAATAAACCAATTGGATTTAGTTAGACAAGCTGGTATTAGACAACAATATATTGACCAAGGTGTATCATTGAATTTGGCATTTCCTGCAACAGCTACACCAAAGTGGATTAACCAAGTAACTATGGAAGCTTGGCAGCAGGGTGTAAAAACTCTATATTATATGAGAACTGAATCAGTACTTAGAGGTGATATCGCTTCACAGGCGATGGACCCAACCTGTGCTAGTTGTGATGGATAAACGTTATATTAACAATTTAAAAAAATAAAAATGATAGAAGTAAAGAAATTTTTCGGTGAATGGTGTGGTCCTTGTAAAGCACTCGCCCCAACTATTAATAAATTAAAAAAAGAACATACGGATGTTACGTTTTCGGACTATGATGTTGATAAAGATTTTGAAGAAGCATCTAAATATTCAGTTCGTAGTATCCCATTAGTTGTTATTGAACAAAATGGAAAAGAAATTCAAAGGTTTTCGGGATTACAATCAGAAATGGCATATAACAACGCAATAAATGAATTGAAAAACGCAAGATAAATGCCAATACTAAGAGGTCAGTCTCATCCATCTTCAAAGTTAACGGATGAGCAGGTTATACAAATAAGAAGGTTATGGAAAATGGGACATAGAAATGTACGAGTTATAGCTCGTAACAATAAATGTTCCTCAGCCAATATTCTAAGAATAGTACGAAACGAAACGTGGACACACTTAAATGAATTTTGGTCTGGAAGTTTATGATGGAAGAAAAAACATATTGTGATACTTCCAAACTATCAATTCGTCTTATAACAAAATCGGTAGCAAAAGATATTATTGTAAATAACCATTATAGTGGTTTATGGACTAAAGTATCTTATGCTATTGGATTATTTACTTCAGATGTTGAAGAACATCCTTTCTTTGATAACGTAGAAGATAAGTTAATTGGGGTAGCTTGTTATGGAGACCCAATAGGTAGAAGTGCTGGACAATCTATATCACCTCTTTTAGAAAGAACCGAAGTATTGGAACTAACCCGATTATTTGTATTTGATGATTATGGTTCAAATATAGAGAGTTGGTTCTTAGGTCAAACCTTTCAATGGTTAAAAGAAAACGTACCTCATATAAAAGGATTAATATCTTACTCAGACCCTAAAGAAGGTCATTGTGGCACAATATACCAAGCAACTAATTGGTTATATCAAGGTAATAAACTTAGATTTAACGATAGTTGGGATTTCCGTTGGGAAGAAAATGGTGAATGGCATCATCAGAGAACATCTTATGTTAAATTTGGAACAAATAATCCCAAAGAAATTCAAAAGATAAGTTCATCTACATTTTGGATAAGAAAGAATCCAAGAAAACATAGATATGTGTATATCTTAGCA